AACACCAGGATTACCCGAAATACTTGCAGCGTCCGAATTCAATAAGATTGCAGTATATCCAAGATTTTCATTACCACCATTTTTGGTTGTCAAATCAATTGTAGCAGTTCTACCCGATTCATCCAAAGTTAAAGTTGTTACCGATGCTTGAATATATGGTAGTTTTAATGTAGTCTTTGGAAGAGACAATAACTTGTATTTCATCGAGTAGTTTTCATCCGTGATGGCTTCAACTACAGGCATATTTTCAATGATAATACCATAGTAGTCAGTCCCTAGCGGATGGGCTGGATTCCATAATTCGTAATCGACCTCATCATCGGCTAATGCGAATTGAGTAATTTGAAATTTGTCACGACCTTGTGCAAGTAACTCTCTACCCTTTTTTGTAAGGATAGCGTCTACAGTTACTGATGAGTTATCTAAAAATCCCATGTTGTTTTCCTAATTTATATAATATAAATATTGTTTTTTCTTTTTTATGTTATAGTCTTTGTATGTTACTTTTCACATTCTTGATAGGTTCTGCCTAAGATAGACTTGCTTGAGACTTAATTATACCAGCACTAGCAGAACCACTACCTTTATAATTAGTAGCAACCAAGTTTTTAGGATTCATTGCCTTGACAACTTTTCCAGTAGGACTCTTCACATCAAGAACACCACCGCCTGCAGTTGTGGTAGAGAATACCAATTTATTTGGTTTTACTTTTGTAACCACAATTACAGGACCACCATCAGGTGTATCAGGCGAATTGGTTGTTAGTGAATCCGAACTAACTCTACATCCATTATATTTTAAATTTTCAAGAGCAAGACCTTGATAGTCGGAGCCTTCAGCCGCTTTATACGAAGACGAGTATGGTAATCCAAAACTAGCAGAAGCAGCCGTACTATAAAATAAAGATACAACTTGTCCACCATTTTGAGATGGTCTAGCTCTCAAAGCACTACTACCGGTTGGAATGTATTCCCAATAACCATTTGTTGTTGTGAAGTATTCACCAGATGAACTTAATTGAGCAATGTAATATTTGTAGGTAGCGGATTGATAGTTGTATAGGTCAATTGTACCATCAGTTATATCGGACGAACCACTTCTTAAACCATAGTCTTGTCTTGAAGCTATTATTGATGGTAAAACTCTACCAATATTAGCGGAGTAGTCATGTTTAGTGTATGATATACCACGAGGTCTACGGTATTTGCTTCTCTCAAGAACGTGTGGTTCTATTAAAATTCCCTTACGCCAATCAACACGAGCCGGCAGTAGTTGTCTGATTTGTTCGAATACTGACATATCATAACGAGCTAACATATCCATGATTAAATCAATAGCAGTACCGGTTGTATACTTTTGAAAGTAGTTTCTAGCTTTGAATTTTAGTAGCGGATAGTCATCATTGAATCTTTCATCAGAATCACCAACCCAATCATCAATTTCAAAATAACCTTCGGAATTATATATGTCATAGTTGATTGTATCAACAGTTGAAAAGTATGTTCCAATTAGATTTGAATCTAAAGGAGCATAATCGTATTCACTTTTCTCAACACTATAGTCTGGGTTTAGTACACCTTTTAGTGAAGCGGACTCAATTCTAATTTTGTTATTCATTAGATTCAGAGCACCCACCGATGGAATCGTTACCCATTGAGTATCCACCTCTCCAACAAGATTTGATGATGAGACATTAACAAATGAAGCACTTAATATAGAACCTTGGTCGGTTTGTGTTACTTTTTGATTTGGATGAACTGATACAATAGATGATGAGTTAAATGAACTATCTGGATAGATTCTGTATAATAACTTATCATATGCTGTCAACATATTCAGGTCAGTTGTATTGTCGTCAGCAAAATATGCCTCTCTATTTTTAGCGTGTTCTTTTACAAGTTCATTGCTCAAAACAGTAGTGTAATATCTAACTTCTTGAATACTTGCGGTATAGTTGTTTGATGGGAATGTATACGAACCAGGAACTCGTAATGTACCTTTACCAACAGACCATATTGAATTCAACGTGACATTAGAGGTTGTAGTTGATGCTGTTGGATTTGCTAAAACATATCCAAAATCATCAACCATAGCTGCATTTATTGATAGACTTGAAGATGCTATTGTGAATACAACGTCACGTCTTGTTTTGTATGGTACATAACTTGAACTGATTATATTACTACCATTGATACCCGCTCTAATTCGTGCTTGTTTTGAATTAGAGTTATAGTCCCAAAAATAATCAAGATAATCAGAACCACTTGTCAATCGCATGATGTGATAATCTCCCATTGGCATTTTACCAATAATTTCAATGGTCGATGGTCGTTGAGTATTTATAGTTCCCCATGGATGTGTTGAATACTGGTCTTTACTTAATTCAAGTTTATACAAGAATCTCTCATGTTCATAGATATTCTTTTTTTCATTAATAGCAGGCCCACCCCATTCACGAATTTGTAAAAATGCTTGTGGGATACCATATGATGCAAGAATAGCTTTTATTGACCGAGCCGTACCTTTTGTCTTATACAACATTGGAATTGTATTTACAATACGTCTCCAAGTTTCGTGGGTAATTTGTTCTCTAGCTTTAGATTGTAAAGAGCCGGTTTGATATAGTGTACCATTATTCTCAACCCCTAAAGCGTATTTCCAAAGATTCACATCCGAGTAACCATTTGATAATTGCCACCCCAACGATTGTGCTACTGATTTTAAAACTTCATCAGGCATACCATCTTTGGGATGCTCTTCACGTTTGTTTATATCAGTAAGAGCTTTTATGTAAGTCCAATAAACATCAAAGTGTTGACCAATCATGTCTACAAATGTGATGTAGTCGGAATTGGTGTCATCTTCTTGTAGATGGATTGGAATAAAGTTTCTTAATCGAGAGTCGTTTAATTCATCATATAAAGACGCTGACTGATAAACACCAGCATACCAAGATTCAGCTTGTGAACTTGTAAGATGTCTCAAAACGTGAGGATATGTTGATACCTTTGGATATGGTTCAATCTGGTATGCCGATGATGACCAAAACGTATAATTATTTTTAGTTACATCATAGTACATCCATGATTCGAAGTCGTCAAAGCCACCAATGATTCTATCTCTACGAACAATCGATTGAGATATGTTTGTTATTGCTTCAGAACCACTAACACCTGTTAGTAAATTTATTCTTGAATTGTAATTTTCAACTTGTCTAATTTTATACACAAAATTATCAACACGTTCGGTTGCTGATGAGAAGTGTATAAAATTGGCAAAATCAGAATAGTCTATGTTTAATTTAGTTTGACCAAGTGACCCACTAAAATAATGATTTATGATTTGTTGGGATGTTGTCATATCAGCATCCAACAAACTATTCCAAGTTTGCCAATCGGTTGAATTGCCCGAATTTGATGTTACATCTATAGCAAAGTTTGGTTCTGAAAAGTCATCTCTATCCGGCCTCACCGATGATTCCGGAAATACTATAATCTTTTCTACATATGATTTTAACAAACGACCACATACCGATACGCTATTTCTGACTTGTACTTCGTTACCTAATGGTTTTGTTAATTTAACAATCAATGAAGTGTACTTTGATGGTGATGCTTCAAATCTTGAATAAGTTACCTTATCAAATCCGGCTGTTAAATTTAATATTTTAGTTTCCAAGTCAGGAGCGTAAACACCATCCGGTAGATTATCCACATCAACCAAACCGCCCTTACGAGTAAACCCATACCCACCATTAACACCCGTTGATTCTAATTTATAGTAATAAAAACGACCAGTTGCTTTTCCGGCTAAATCTTGATTTGTGTTAGAGCCACCGATAACTGTAGGTGGGGTAAATATTTCTATGAACAAAAAATCACCATCAGAATCAGCGTGGTTTGTTTTTAGAAATCGTGTACTTACATTTTGGAAAGTACCACGAGGACATTGTAATTCAGTTTCTACAACACCAACAGGAGCGCCAAAAAACTCCATGGATACAACATCATATAGGTTATTGTCACCAAAGTTTAATACAAAATCTCTATGAATATTGGTAGACCTATTAAAAGAGTTTTGAACACTATTTGTATTGTAGACTTCATTTAATAAGTTAAAATCTTTTTCAGCAGGCGCAAGTTCATCCTCAATGTCAAGCTCTCCGGTTGACCCAGAGGATAATTGTGGAATGTTACCAGCACTAGCTTTTCCAGATGTTGGAGATTTAAAGGATAATTTTAATTCCGTTCTATCGGCTGATATTCTACTTACAATTACATCTGAATTTTTAGGAGTACCATTAAACCTTTGTAGGAAATTATAAACCAAAGAATATGTACCTTGATTAATTCCAGCATCTCTAATATCTTTTTCTGGCTGAATGTATAGTTTAGACCCAATGTAATCTAACGGATTACTATAGTAGGATTGTATACGATTTTCACCAGCGTATATGTGTAGTTCGGAAACAGTATCCACATCACCCTCATCGTAAACACCTCTCAAATCATTTTCGGTGATTTTTAATATTGTTTTTGATAAGGCATCTTTACTACTTGATGGAATAGTCTCACCAAATACCGGAACATATCCCGTAATGTCGTCTATATTTGTAAATCTATTTAATGACATATTAAACCTGTTGTGTTTCCCAAGCGTAACCATTCCATCTATAAGTCACACCTTGATATTGTCGGAGTTGTCCATTTTGAACGCCAGCTTGTCCAAATGGTGGATATACGATTGGTACACCGATACCACCTGAAGTTGTACCTGTATTTGTATTGGATGTTGTAGTACCCTCTTCAGTTACTATAATTTCCGTTGTATATATTGGGGCCGGATTTATATTTACAATGGTTGGCTTTTGTCTTAACTCATCTGAAATTGTATCTATGAATTCGTTGAAAAAAGAATACTTTGTGTATTTTTCAGTATCCGTTGAATCTCCAGCACCAATACCAAGCTTTCCGTATTGTTGTAACGGAGTTCCATTTTCATCAAATGAAACAGGGTATGATATTATCTGACCCCTACCATTCCTTTTAATACTTCTTTCAACTGCCATTATTTAACCACTTTGAAATAAAAATTATCATCATAGTATTTTGTAGTACCATTCATGACAACTTTAAATACAAACTTATAGAATCTTTCTGGTTGTAACCCATTAAACCAAAAATTAAAATAATTTGAGGTTGAATCACAACTTATCTTTGTATAAGTATCATGGAACGGAATAATTACTTGATTGGTTTCGGAATCTACCAATGAGTAATATGTCGTTTGTGGTAAGTATTTTACAACTTTAGTAGGTGATGATGAGAACGTTCTTGTAGCATATCTCTCTCTACCAAAAACTCTAACTTTTGCTTTAGAGCTTTCTTTATATTCAGTTGTCAATCCTTTAAGATATAATATAATATCATCAGCACCACTTGCACTTGCTAGAGGTGACAATGAACCAGTTGTGAATGTAAAGTCATTCCACCTAATATCAAGGGTCGGTGGGTATATCGTATGAGTATCAGTTGAGAAATATTTCATCGACCCAAATTTCTTTGTAGACGATTCATCAATTCTACTTTTTAATACAATAAACCCATTGTTAGTTCTATCACCAACCAACCAATCATTAACGTAGTCGGTAACTTCAACATTTAAATTTTGAACGTATCTATCAAAGGATTGTGAATACGATGTATTTGTTCCCCATGAAGATGTGTACCAAGTACCACCACCTTGATTTACATTATATCTTGATTCAAATGTCTTATCAGTATAGTATGAACCAGTTGGGTATAATGCCGGGTTGGTTCTTAATAAAAATGATGACAAAGAAGCACTAGCGTCACCAACTGTATCATTGAAGTATGTCCATCTAAAAAAGTAATAACCATCTTGTGATGCTACAAAACTTGAAGTGTGTGGCGATGACCCACTTATATATTGTGAGTATCCATTTATTTCAGTAGATTGTAATTGTCTACCATCCGGTTCTAATATTGAAAATGCTATTGAACTACTTGCATCGGATGACGAAGCAAACATATTACCGCTATTCAAATTAAAACTGGCGGTATATCCAACACCACCATATAATTCAAATCTTTTGACTAATGTGGCTCCACCAAAATTAGAAGCACTCATGTTTAGTCTACTTTGACTAACAAATATAGTAGCAACCTCACCTAAACTTCCTGTGATTGGTTCACTTAAAAAGTAACTGGCGGAAGCAGGTGTGCCGGTAATTACAAAAGTATCGTTTAGCAGTACGCCCGCTTCTTGTTGTTTATACAAAAAGAAGTTATCAATTGTAGCAGTTACTCCATTACTTGCGTCTTGGTCGAAGAAAGTAAATTGTATGTTATGATTTCCGGTGGTATTTGGTGTAAACGATACTGATTGTGTAGATGCTGTTCTGATAGATGAGGTGTAATTTGTAACCTCATTTGATGTGAAATATAAACCACTCGGTCTCTGAATTCTAAAGTCAATTGCTTCTATGGTATTTGGGTTTATTTCAAAATTTACATAGTATGTAGAACCAGGTATTTGGGTTTATTTCAAAATTTACATAGTATGTAGAACCACTTTGTAATGAAGCTGAAAGGTTAGCAGTACCACCACCATAGTAAGACGCAGATAATTCCATATGGTAAGCATTGTTTACTTGAAGTACAGGAGCTATGCCATTAATACCATTGATTTGGTCTACAAGTTGGAATGGGGATGTTGTAGATATAAAATCATAATAACCAAGCAGACCTGGAACAGTATTAGCATTTAAACCATTGAACGAATTAGATTCTACAATATTCCATTCAGTAACACCATCACGATATACCCAAGATACACCTTGAGTGTTGTGTGGGGTATCTGGTTCAGAACCAACACCCTCTTCCCAAGATTCTTTGATTGGATAAACATATAGTGTGTAGTTTGGAGCTACTTCAGTTTCATCAATAGATTCAAGGTGTAGATAATATTTTATATTTCCGCTGATATCACCATCAACGATAGACTGACTGATTTCTGATAAGTCGTATTGTAATAAAACACGACTGTTTCCTAACAACGTAGTGTTATCAGTATCATATAATTTTACAACTTCAAGAATCTCATCCTTGCCGGTGTTCTGATTCTTACGAAGTGTATCTTCGTAGATTGTTGCGTCTTTCTTTGGATAAAGTCTATAAATCATTTCTTACCTCTTAAAACAATCTAACTACCTTACCACGGATGTCCGTGTCAGGATATTTTACTTCAAAAATAGCAGGGTCTTTTGGTGGGTATATCATACCATTCCGTGTAGCATTTTTCATGTCGTATTTGTTAGATGAATATAACCCATCATATTTGTTTACTATTTGTAGACCATTTTCACCATTTTCATTTGGTCTAATAACACTTTGAACACCCTTTACACCATCCAATAATACATACACATCTGATAAATTTATTGGTTGATTTATTTGCATATTGTCAACATGGAAGTATTTTTTAAGAGCATCAACACATCTTAATAAAACTTCATTTGAATTGTAGTTTGGTAATACAATAATTTCAAAGTCAATACCAACGTTTACAATATGAGCATTTTTAATATTAACAGCATCGGTTAGGATTCTATAATATGACAAATAGTTTTTAAGATTTTCTTTTGTTGCGGTGTTTAAGTTTTTCAATCTTTGATTAGCGTCATATCCAAGAACATAGAAGTTGATAGCTAACGGATTTGGAATACCACCTTTTGAAATGTAAGTTCCATCTAAAGATGTTGATACTTGAAAATCAGGAGCAACGTATGCTTTAGAAACCGACCCAAATTGTGGTGGCATTGCATATGCTCTTAACACATAGTCCTCGCGAGTTACTGCTCTATTTTGGGCTCTAAAATATGATATAGCATTTTGACGAACGTCTTCAATATCCTCTTCATACTTACCACCACCAGCAGCAGCTTCATTGGTTACAGCCACCGAACGTTCAACTACTCTAACAACCGTGTTGTCCAAGTCACTTGAATCATTTTCTAAAATTAAATCCGATACTTGTGTTAAATCTTGAGATGGTACATTATCAACAACACCATTACCGACTCTATATGTAACAGTTAGTGTAGTGTTAGCAGGAGCAACTCCATACGTCTTTGAATATAAGAAGTTAGATGGGTCAATTCCTTGGTCAAGATTTGATGTAGCTGTATATAAAGCAGAACCCACATTACTTGGGTTTGGTAAAATTTCTTCATCAGCATTTGATGATACTCCAGCACCAAATTGAACATCAATAGAACCATCATCAACGATTCGTGTAACAAATCTTTTTGGTACTTTTTTAAGTCTTAGCAAATACGGAGTTTCCGAAGCGTATACTGACATTTGTAAAGAATAGTCTGTGGTATTGGGTACTTGTTCAAATATAGTGTCTTGAGCGAGGTACTCTACCTTTGACCACACGTCACCATCATCATCAGTTATTTTTATAACATCAATCAGACCATCATCTTCTATTTTGATTTTATCATAAATTTTTGGACTTGTAAATGTAAACGTAGCAGTTTTTTCTTCACCACTAACAGCCTTGACGTACTTTTTAAGTAGATAATAAACCGGCTCGTTAGTTGTCTCGTCAATTTGATAAACAGTTACTTCAGTTGGGTCATACGATGATGAAAAGCTGAAATTTACTTTCTCTATAGTAGAAAATGTCACGTTTGGATTTGATACCGATGATACCTTCATACCTTCTTTTACAGTAAGAGCATAATCGAAATCAGGAGAAACGTTATCACCAACACCCTTTGATGGTACAAGCTGATACACACTCAGCGTGGTATTTGCTGGAACATTTAGTTTGGGTTTGTATCCCAATGATTGGGCTATCGTAAATACGTTTTTCTTTTCTTGAGCTTCTTCAAGAATTGATTCTCTTAATTGAACATCGGTATAATATGAAAGTACATCACCAACATATGATGCCATTTCCATGAACATCATTCCAGGCGAAGCCTCATTAAAATCATTATATGTTTGTGGGAAGTAGTTCTTTGTAAAGTCTATAAGATTTTGTCTTATGTCACCAAAATCACGACCAATTAAGTTTACTTCTTTTTTTACTTTGTCTGCCATTTATATTCCTTAAACTAATGTCATACTTCCTTGTGATGATATATTCATTGTTATGTTTCTATTAGCACCAGTTTCGGTTACTTTGTAATTCAATGATATGTTTACTCTATTAGTGTCTTCATTTACATTTATTATAATCGAATTGATTATAATATATGGTAACCAAAACTTTATATCAGCTGTTAATGAATTTGATAAAGACTCTTCAAGGTCATCGGTAAGTTGTTCAAATAATAATGAATAAACATCAGTACCAAAGAATGGTTGAAATGGGCGTTCACCCTTTCGAGTTAACAACAAATTTTTTAAGTTAGAGATGGATTGTTCTTCCGTGGTATATGATAGTTTAAACAAAGGTTCACCACCCAATGGTAGCATAACACCAATAGCAGTGTTCCTTTTTAAATCAAGTGGATTTATTTTCCATTCTCTACGAGTAGCCATTACATACCTTTCTTCTTGGCATCAATGGCTTTCATCAAAGCTGAATAATCTTTTGTAAGAGCGTCAACAACAGCAGCACCAGCTTCAGTTTGCTGAAGTTGTTCTACTGATACGGATTTACCGTCAGCACTTTCTAATACTCCGCTTTGAACCGAACCAAATCCTTGTGCCATATTCGAAGTAAATACTCGACCACCACCCATGGAATTAATACTACGCCATTCACCA